GAGGCTGTACTCTGTGGCACTAGCCCTTGAGTCTTTAAGAACTTGCGACCCAGCTCAGCTGCGCCATTGAACTTTTCGGTTTCTTCGGCCATTCGAACACCTTTATAAATAGTAGAGACAATCCATCCTTAACTATTTATAATGATTAGAGCATGTCTTACAAAGGTAAATATCAACCAAAATTTCCGACCAAATATAAAGGTGATATTAGAAACGTAGTGTATAGATCCTCTTGGGAACTACGCCTGATGAATTGGCTTGATCAGAATCCAAATGTAATTAACTGGTCAAGTGAAGAAATCATAGTACCTTACAAGCATCCAATTACTGGAAGATGGCATAGATATTATCCAGACTTTATGGCTACTATGAAAGATAAGAATGGACAGCACAAAACATATATGCTAGAAGTAAAACCACGAAAACAAGTTGATCCACCAGTAAAGAAGACAAAAATAACTAAGCGATATCTTCAAGAGGTACAGACTTTTGCTATAAATAGTTACAAGTGGAAATATGCAAAAGAATATTGCAAAGATCGTAACTGGGAATTTATAGTGATTACCGAAAAAGAACTTGGATTAGCTTAATGGCAGCATACGTTTTCGATAAGATTCTATCACAAGGTGTTAGATCTGGTCAAATACCGGCTCGGACAACTGCTGCCCGTAGATGGTTTAGAAATACAGCTAAAGCAGTTTCTACATCTCCTAGTGCAATACTTAAAGGTGATAAGGATAGATTAAGAAATAAAGCATATCCTGGGATTATGTACTCTTTTTATTACGATCCAAAGCACAAAGAAACTCTACCATATTATGATAGATTCCCTTTAGTTATTCCTATTGGCCCAGCACCAGGCGGATTTCTAGGAATCAATTTTCATTATTTACCACTACCATTAAGAGCAAAACTAATGGATGCTCTTTATGATGTGGTCAATAACCAAAAGTTTGATGAATCAACAAGAATTGCTGCATCATATGATTTGCTTAAAGGCGCAGCTAAGTTTGCACCATTTAAGCCTTGTGTGAAGCATTATCTTACACAACATGTAAGATCTAGGTATCTTAGAATTGAACCGGCAGAATGGGATATTGCATTGTTCCTTCCAACCGAAGATTTTGCAAAAGCTTCAAAATCAAAAGTATGGCGAGACAGTAGGAAGATGATCTAATGAATGTCAATTCGTTTCAATCAAGTCTAAAAGGACATTTGGCTAGGGCATCACATTATGATATGTTGATTGTCCCTCCAATTACTTTGCAAGAAGACTTTAATAAAATTCAAGATCTTACTTTTAGAATCAGTGCTACTAATCTACCTGGGAAATCTATACAGACTACTGAGTATAAGTATCACGGGCCTTTAAGAAAGATTCCATATAGTTATATTGCCAATGACGTAAACATTACAGTTACATGTTCTGAAAACTATTATGAACGTGAAATCTTTATGAAATGGCAAGAGTTAGCACACGGTGTTGGAACAAGAAGTGCAAGTGGTTGGTTCCCAGGTGCAAACAAAAGAGTTAATTACTACAACGAAATTATTGGAGTGGCTGAAATCTACAACTATTCAGTTGATGGAACAAGACTAAACAAAATTACACTCCATGAAGTTTATCCATTGAATGTGAATGAGATAACATTGGGTTGGGATCAGGGTGGCACAATCGCAACCTTTACATGTCAATTAGCGTACTATTCATTCTCAGAAGAGAAAGTAATTGAGAATGGATATGCGCCTGTTGTCACAATTGCTACTTAATTTAGGAGACAAATATTATGGCTTTGCCTAAGATTGACTTACCAATCTTTGAGACTACATTACCAAGTGGACTAGAAGTAAAATTTCATCCTTTTAGAGTTAAAGAGGAAAAGTTACTTCTAATTGCTAGAGAAGCTGAAGACGCATCTAATATTGTAAACACAGTGAGACAAATCGTACAAAGTTGTCTGATTGCTGAAGATATTAATGTTTCAAAGCTTCCATCTTTTGACTTAGAATATCTCTTTGTTCAAATGAGAGCTAAATCTGTTGGTGAGATTGTTGATCTTTTTTATAGACATAAAGAAGGTGTAAACTCAAAGGGAGAAGAATGCGATCACGTACAAAGAGTGCAATTAAAAGTAGATGATATTGAAGTCAGAAAAGTTGAAGGTCATACTCAAACCATTCAATTGAATGAAAAGTATGGAATCAAACTTAATTATCCTACCATTGAAATGGTGGGTAATATTGACAAGAATCTAAATGAGTATGATACTATCATTTCTCTAGTTGCTCAATGTATTGATTGCTTGTATACAGATGATTCAGTTTTTCAACCAGATTCTATTCAAGAAGCAAAAGAATTTATTGAAGATCTGAATAAGGAATGCTTGGAAAAGCTTCAGAAGTTTTTTGAAGAGATGCCAAGAAATGTTGTTAAAGTAAAATATGCTTGTGAGAAATGTGGAGAAACCGAGGAATTTAATTTAGAGACATTGTCTGATTTTTTCTAATGTCCCTCTCTCATATGTCTCTATTTGAGTACTATAAATTGAATTTTTCTTTGGCTCAACATCACAAATGGAGTATAAGTGAAATAGAAAATATGATGCCGTGGGAGAGGGAAACATACGTTGCTTTGTTAATCCAATGGGTTGAAGAAGAAAACGAAAGACAAAAAAACAGTCATAGGTAGAAAAAATGGCGGAAGAAAACGGACCAGTAAACGTATCAGTTGATACATCCCGTGTGTCAGCTAGTAGCCTGCGCGACGATCCAGCATTTCAAATGATTATGGCTCGTCAAGAGCAGCAAGCTAAACTTCAGACTAAAGCTATTACCGAAAAGATCGGTGATGCAATTACTGAAGCAGCTCCGCTTATTGCTGGTCTTGGTCTCCTCCAAATGACGGACTCTCCTATTATTGCATTAGGTGGCGCATACTTTGGTGATAAAATCAAAGATGCAATGCAAGAAAGAAAACAAAGAAAAGCGGCCAATAGAGAAGAAATGAAACTTCGTAGAATGGCTGCGGATATTGCTGTTGAGCAGGGACAATTTGCTACAAGAGAAGAAGCGCTCTTAGCTATTTCAGAGAATAGACAAAAAGAAGAAATTGCAAATACCAAAAAAGAGCAAGATGAACTCTTAGAAAGATTTGGTATATTAAAGGGCCAAGAAGACGCAACCAATCTTCAGACTGAAGCTGCTGAAGCTCAAATTGAAATGGCCGAAAAGGTCAGTGAAGCCTTTACTCCAGAAAATATTGCTGCATCTATGCCAACCCCAGGGACGGAAGATGCTGCAAGTGTTGAAAGAATTAACCCTGAAGGAATGAATCGTGAACAGCTTACTCAAGCTTTCCGAGACGCAAATGAAGAACTTAGAGAACAAGCAGGCGTAAAGCTTTCTGGGACTGATCAAGCTGTTGTTGATGCTATTACTGGACTTCCTATCTCAAATGCTGAGATGGCATCACGTCTTGAAAGCTCACAAGATGCATTAGAAAAAATTGCAGCCTCTATGGATTCTTTTGTTGATCTTACTGCTATGGATGCAGAAAGAGAAAAACAAAGATGGATGGAAGACAGGGAAGCAAGAAGAGAAGCATCTAGAGGTGGTGGACCTGGCTTGGTTCCAGCTGCTGCTCCAGCAGGAGCAATGCCTGAACAAAAAGGTGGTGGACTGAGTAGCTTCTTTAAGCGCAAAGATAAAGGTGGTGAGAAAGAAACTGGAAAGATGGGCGCTGTTGGCAAAGTAGGTAAAGCCGTTGGCCAAGGAGCTGGTGGTCTTTTATCAGGCTTTGTTATGGCAATGGGCAACCCAGGAATGCTCAAGGCCGCAGGTATATTTGCTGTTGTACTGCCACTGGTTGGTGTTGGTATTGGTGGGTTTATTGCAGCAGTTAGTGCTGGTATTGCTGCCGCTTCTTGGATTATGGGTAAGGCGCTTCCAACTCTTGCTGAAGGAATGGAAAGACTTCAACCAGCTCTTAAATCGTTTGAAGAACTAGATGGAGATAAACTTTCAGCCGCAGCTGGTGGTATGGAATCTATGCTAAGTGGTTTAGCATCTGTTGGAGTTGGTGGTCTAGTTTCTGAACTAGCTGACGTAGATGGTCTAAGCAAACTTGCTCAAACAATGAAAGAGTTTGAAGAAATCGATGGAGCAAAACTCCAGTTGATTGGACCTGCAATGACTGAGCTTGGTAAAGGCTTAGGCGCAACTGGATTAGGTTCAATCGTTGGATCTATCGGTAAACTATTTGGTGGTGACGGACCAGAAGAACAATTCAAATCTGCAGCCCGCGGGCTTATGGCTTTCTCTGAAGTTGATGGAGATAAGATAGCTAAAGTTGGTCCTGCAATTGGTCAACTTGGACCCGGTATTAAAGCTCTTTCAGAATCTGGTGGATTCTTAGAAGGAATTGGTAAATCATTTGCTAAGTTCTTTGGAGTTGCTGATGATCCTATTTCAAATGTTAGAAAATTTGAAGTATTAGGAGAACCAGAAACAGCAGCTAAACTACAAACTGCTGGTTCTGCAGTACGATCTCTAGCTGATGGTTTGAAATCATTTAGTGATGTTGATACCAAAGGCTTTGAGAAAATTTCAACAGCAATCACACCACTTACTCAAATGGCTGATGCAGTAGCTAAAGTTGGTCCTGATTTCGGAATTATTATGAACAAGACGTTCAAGTCTTTCCATCACTTACAAGGTCTTGAAACAATTAAATGGTCATTGCTTGGTCAAGGTTTAGAAAAGTTTGGTAAGGGTCTAGAAGAATTTGCTGACTATATTGATGATGGAGAAATAAAAACTATTTCAGAAGCTTCAATTGCAATTGAGCGATTTGGTAAAGCTTTTAGAATGATGAATCCACAAATAGCTGCAGTTCCAAAGCCAACTGGTGGCGGATCACAAAATGTTTCAATGGGTACTGCACCAGATGCATCATCATCTACTCTTGGTCAACTTATCAGACAAAGACAAATGGAAGATATGGCTAGAATTCAGCAAGCACAGAGTGGTGGAGCTGTAGTTACTACTAACGTAAATAATAGCAACCAAACATATAATAGATCTTCAATGAATGTCAGAAGCAATGAAAGTACTCTAATGAGAAAAGTTGCTGCGGACTATAATACGGCATTTGCAGATTGGTAATAAAAAAAGGGAGGCCGAAGCCTCCCTTTTTCCTCCCTTATATTTTCTTATGCGTTAGACGCTAGTTTCTGAAAATATTCAAGATCATCATCGTCATCTGTATCGATCGATACCGAAGGAGTTGGAGTTGATTCCACAGATGGCTTCACATCGCTGTCTGTAAACTTAGGAGTAAATGGAGCAACTTCCTCAAGTTCATCAGCCCGAGATGTTTCTACTGTCTCTCCAAGAACTCGATAGAGCTTAGCCTTAAGTTCATTATATGACTTATAGTGCTTTGCGTCTAGGAACTCTTTAAGAGAATATTGAGACTTCCAGATCTTTTCAAGTTGATCATCATTCTCATCTAAAACAGAAACTGAATCAAATTCAGATTTGTCATAGTTACGATAACCCTCAACATTACGAATCTTCATCTTGAAGTTTGCGCCTTCCCATAGATCAAATGGGTTAATTGGCTGCTCATCTTCAAACTCAGGCTTCATCATATCATTAAGCTTATCAAAGATCTTCTTCCCATACTTGTACAGAAAGACCTTGCCTTCGTTTTCAGGATGTGCAGGATCCTTAACTACATAGATGTTTGATACGTAGTTAAGTCGACGCTTTTGCTTACGAGCCTGATCTTTACCAGCCTCATCACCACGATTCCAAAGAGTAGAGTTATACTCTGAAACCGGATCATCATTTCCAAGAGTGGTAAGAGAGTTCTCAATATACCAGCCACCAGGACCCTGGAAGCCATGAGAGAAAAGACGAACCCAAGGAAGTTCTTCACCCTGTGGAGCAGGAAGGAAACGAATAACGGCATAACCATTACCGGCCTTATCTACTTCAGGCTTCCAAAAGCGATCATCACCAGAAGAGGCTCCGGTGTTTTGAATCTTATTGGTTTCGTCGAGGATTTTGTCGTATACGCTCTTGCGTGAGCGCTTAAGATCTGCGAATGACGTAGTCATATTAGTATCTCCGTGTTGCGTTGTATAAAGATTGTCCACATTGTTCATAACAATAGTAGTATATTAACATATTTATACTACTTTGTAAACGGTTATTTTGCATTCTTAGCAAAAGATTTACCAAAATTTATCAGACTCTACAGTCTTTTCATTGTAGTTCCGGTTTTTAATTAAGTCCAGTTCGTGTTGCAAAAAAGAAATCTCCTTTTGTAATTCTATAACAGTTAATCTAAGCTTTGAGAGCTCGCCCTGATAAGATTCGATTTCAAGATTCATCGAACACCTTCCTTAAGATTTTTGCAAACCTTCTTGGTTCTATGTTGATAAATGGACTGTATTTAATTATTCTTTGTTTGGTCTCCTTCCAAACTATATCAAAGTCTTCCTCTAGTTTCCACCTCCCTACTAAATTTATAATACTATTTAGTACACAGAGTGTCTCTAGGCTAATTCTATTTCCTAGAAATTCTTTGAGTAACAGTGGATGATTAAGATTGTCACATTGTATTAGTTCAGTGAAAGATCCTACACTTGCTAAATGGTAGCAATCTTGCTCAAACATATAGCCAAGTGAACCAATCCGTTTCTGCCACTCGTCATAGATCTGAGTTGCTTGGTTATTAACCAAAGTACCAGACCAATTCGTAGTATCATTTATGAAATTTGATACGAAAAAGAACTCAAGCTCTTTTGAATATTTTCTCTCTATTTTTGCAAAAAAGAATCTATCACGACGTTTAAGAAAGGCTTGCTCTCCAACCTTCATTTTACCACCATACTTAATATAGTCATATGTTCCGGTAAAATGAGCTCGAAGTGCTACATAGACTTTGTATGCTTTAAAGCCTTCTAGATCATTCATATTGGTAGTGACGATAGCTTTTCTTTTAAGAGATTGAGGTCACTTGCCTCTCTTTGAATATGCTGTCTAATCTTGCTATTCTTAGACATTAAGAGTCTAGCAACTGACTCTACTTCTACATTATTCTCTTCACAATACTTAAGTACAGCGTCTAAGTATGGCATGTTTTTATCTTTAACTATAGTCTCAATAGCAAGAGAAAAAGTCTGTTGGTTAGTAATTTTAATTTCCATTGCCACCAACGCTTTCTCTTACAATATCATTTTTAATTGGTTCAAGATAATAAATCTCTAAAGCCTCAACGGGTGAGTCAAGAGTCTTGAACATATGAAACTCGTTTGGTCTTACTGATGTCCATTCACCATCACGAATTGTGGTGATATCAATAAGCTTGTAATCATTTTTACGAACATGAATTTCAAGTTCTCCACTGATTACATAAAACATATTCCACTTAAATTCATGCTTATGCATTGAGCAATAAGAATTCGGTTCAATTAGAATCCTATGTACTTCAATCATAGGAGTCATGAGAAGCTGTTCAGTGCTCCCCCAAACTTTTCCTGCTTTCATAATCTATTCCCATTTATAAAAGATATGATCTTCAATTTTAGCTAAACGTTTTTTAGTCTTAGCCCATTCTGGAGTTACATAATACGCATGGTAATGTGTAGCACCATCTGTAATATCAAATGAATCTTTATTCAAAATATAAAAAGCAATCATTAGTGCTTTTTTATAAGCGTCTTCGTTTCGAATTTTGTCTGACTTGCCATCACAAAACCAACTAAACTGGCATCGATGTCTAAGTGGAATCATTACATTCTTGTTTTTCCACGAAGGTCGAGATGGTCCTTGTTTAACTACCTCACAAAATGTATTTGGAAACCGAGAGTCTTTGACTCGATTTCTAGTAACTAAAGCGACTGCTAGTTGACCTGCAGTACTCTGATCTCGAGCTTCATGATATATATTGTATGCTAAACACTCTAGTTCATTGGTTGGTTCAGCCTTAGCCGTTCCAATAAATGATAGACAAACTAGAGATGCTAAACCTATTTTCCTAATCATATAGAGATTATATACTAAACTCTAGTATATGTAAACTCTTTTTTTGCTATCTTATTGAGCGATAGCATTCAAAGGATTGTTAAGTGCCTTTTGAATGTCATCAGCAACTTTTTTGTCTAATGCCTTAATGTCACTATCAACTTGGCGCTTGAAGTCTCTCATATCTTTTTCCAAGTTACGATTTGTTTCCTTGGTAGTTCTTTCACTCTCTTCTACAACTTTTTCCATTGCCCGAATATCATTTTTCAAATCGTTCTTAATATCACGAGTATAGTCAGCAGCTTCTACCACTGAGCTCTTGATGGCATTAACTTCAGATGCAATAGACTCAGATACTATTTTAGTTTCTGATTTTACGTTATCAAGATCTTGTTTTAAGACTGCAAGCTTTTTATCAAACCCAGAAAGATCTGGAGCAGTGTAGCTTTGAATTGCTTCTTTCATATCCATGTAGTCTTTATAGAACTCAAATGCTCCATATAAGCCTCCACCTAGAGTGGATAGTGCCATTACAATAGCTATCATCTTTCCACCGCGAAAGGTGACTCCTGCAAATTCAACTTCAGCCATTGTCGATTCCTTTCCAAGGTTTTGATAAATCCCAGAATTCTGCTGGGGTTGTAAAGTTTTGATCCCATACGACATTTATATGTCTATATGAGAAATAAAGATATGTTGTCCAGATTAAACTAGCTGTCACCAATAATCCCAAACCATAAAAAGCTAGTTTTTGATTGCGAGTATAAATCTGGTCTATCTCCATAAGCTACCTCCCTTGACCTCTATAAGCTTTGTGCGAACGTTTAGTTGATTTGTTCATCATGCTACTGCTAATAGATGATTTACGTCCACCAATGCTGGTCTTCTTTGAAACACTAACGTGTTCTAATTTTACGATGTTGCCACTAGCTTTCTTCGATGCCATGACTATTTCCTACCTATTATATTGCATATTGACCATTTGACTATGAATAAGATCCTGAGCTCCGTTAATCATTTTGCTATATGGATCTTTTAGTTGTTTGCCGTCATACAGGTCTTTTGATTGATACCATAAAGCAGCGTCATCTAAGTTTGGTTGATTTTTAGTAACACTAGCTCCAATCATATTCATTAGAGCCAACTGTGTAGTTTGTGACGCTGCATCTTGTCCAAGCTTTTCTACAATGGCAGTTACAATTTGAGTTGCCACTCTTGCTTTAGCTTGTTCTCTTTGTTCTTCCTTAGTTTCTTCTTTTGATGCCGTTTCTTGTTTTGATTCTGATTCTTCTGATTTAGATTCTGGTTCCTGCTTAGACTCAGGCTCATTAGATGCTGTTTCCTGTTGCTCTGGCTCTGATTCGTTACTAGCAGTTTCAGTTGTTGGTTCGGGTTCAGGCTCATTAGATGTAGTTTCCTGTGGACCGGCTGTTTCTCCCTGAGCATCAGGTGTAGGTTCTACTGTAGTTTCAATTTCTGCTGATACTTCAGCTAAATCTACAGGTTGAGCCATCTCACCCATGTCACCACTTCCACCCATATCTAATCCATCAACTTGAACTTCAATAACCTCTCCCATGCTATTAGTCTCAACAGTGATTTCAAATGATTCAATCATTCCACCGCCACCAGTATCAGCAACTTCTACAGTAAATGTTTCCACTGTAGTCTCTGCGCCACCCATATCACCTATTGGTTCAATCTCGGGAGTAGCTATATCAAAGCCAACATCTGGTGATGTCGTGTCATTGATTATATCTGATACCGGATCACCCACATATTCTTGAGTCACAACATCAATTGATTCCTGAACAATTGTAGTAATTTGTTGAGTGATCAATGAAACAACATCATATGTAGCTTTGATTTCCCAGTTATCAAATGCAGGTCCATAAAACCCGTCATAATAACCAGCATCAACTCCCCATAGTTCTAAATTGGCAAAAGCACTAGTCCATTTATTTTGCTGAATAGTTTGATCAAAGCTATAGCTTCTCCAACCAGACCATGTGATCTCATTAAACTCATGAGTCCACTTTTCTAATTGAGTACCAGTACTATCTGTGATAGTCATTGTAATTGAAAATGAATCTCTGCAATCACCATTAGTAGTGGAGCAACTAGGAACAGCAGTGTTTGAACCATGAGAAAAAACCTGACCACCATATGTAAGATCAAATCCTTTGTTAATCTGCTCTTCTGTCATCTTGTCAAATAGGTTTACTGTTTGATTCACAGATCCACCACCAGTTGATTCACTACCAGTTTGCAAACAGTTACCACCAGCTGGTCCACAAGTATCACCAACATTAACATCACCAGTTGTATTCCAACCGGTAGGCTGGCTGGTATTAGTATTAGATTCAAATCCTGGATTAGTGAGGTAGTTACCTGTTGTTGTTTGTGTTGTTGTTTCCGTCTGGACTTCTTCAATTGTTGTAGTTGTATGCAATTGAGTTTCGGTAGTTTCCTCTATACCACCACCAATATTTTCAGTTGTCACATTTGTAGTTTCAACTGTAGTTGATTCAGATACAACGGTACCGCCATTGGGACCAGTATCTCCAACATCAGCTTTAGAATGGTAGGGGTATCCCAGTAAAAGCAAAAACAGCAATAGTAAGGACAATACCCGCAATGGTGGTAAGTGCTTGTTGATCATTTTCATCAGTGTCTTCTGTGTGGTAATCATCATCTATTAGTCCGTATTGGGACTGCAATTCCAATTCCTCCCCGTCTCCGAGCAAGGATCCGTGCTCACTTCCTGTTTTTTTTTGCTGCTAGAAGTGGGTACAAGGAGTGAACCTGATGGAACTTCATCAGGATTTTCGTTCCAAGCATCAAGTGCTTGGGTTCCAATCTTTCCTCGATATGGACACGGAGTTCCTGCCATAATCATAGCATCAAACACACGTGCGTCTTGGCAGAGTGCTGATACTGCAGCAACCTTCATTCCCATACCATATAAAGATCTTGCTAATTTTAGGCGTTCACAATTCTCATCGGTAACAGTCATGCCCGAGGCAATACCGAGGATCTGCGTTTGAACGCCTGCTGAAAATGCTGATTTACAAACATCAGAATTATTTACCACTACACTAGGTGCCGAAGCTGTAGGTGGTGTTTTGTCAACAGTAACTGTATTTGTACCAGTTACTGTTGAAGTCACGGTGTTTGTCTCAGCCTTAAGGGCTGTGGAGTATCCAAGAATGAGCATGACAAGAACCGCCACAGCCATCGAAGTTCTATTGAACATGATGACTCCTATTTGGTCCTGATCATTTTATAAGAACAAGGCTATAGTCTTCCACTCCATAGCCTAGATATAGTCAGTGGTTTATAATCTATTTATACGCTTATTGCTATTATAACATAAAAAAAAGAGAGGATGTGTCCATCCTCTCTTTCCAACCCTAGACGAGTGAGGCGATTTATGCCGCCTCTGCGTATTCGACAGCTTTTTCAAGTGCCGAAATCTTGTTTTTGCGGTTAGCACCAAACCAAGCTGAAGTCAGCCTAGTATCAGCTGAACGACCCATTACGTGGTCGGTCATGTAGGTAACCGCATTGAAGGCCTGCCAGAAGCTGCCTTCTGCATACTGATGACCAGGCTGCTGTTCAATGATATCAAGAGCCTGAACGTGGTTGCGAGAGAATGCATCCTCAGGTGCTTCGATCTTCTTCGGAGTACCATTGCGAGGAAAGATCTCAGCAAAGTAGTTGTTAAGAGTATCTT